GAGCTTATTCAGATTTTTTTTCCAATCACAACTTACTTCATCACCAGGTGTTAGGACTATAAATTTTTGTGCGTCTTTTTTATAATTTTTTAAAAAGTATTCATAGATATCAACTTGATTTGGAAAAGTTGTGTGGTCTCCAAAATTATATTTGAAATTATCTTTTCCTAAAAAACAAGGAGGTCCTGCGAATGGTATGTAATATTTCACCCCAAGTTCGTTTATTATGTTATGTATAGTTTCATATTTAAATAACCTTTTTTCATCCGATAATTGCTGCTTAGTTTGCTCATCAAAATCATACACAATGGGATACCAACTAGCACCTGAAAATTGTTTAAATAAATATTTTACTTTGTATCTATCTTTAATCCAATTTAAGTCTTTTTGTGATGGTTTCATATCATTAAAATTCATTATAACTTCATCACCACATTTAAAAATCATCGCAGAGTCTTCGGAGCCCATCGGAACTTGTATCATAGGTGTGAATTTTATGTCCCCAAGCATTATTTGTTTTCTGTCATCAATCTCTATTACGTCATTATTTAGATTATTAGTCAATAAATTTAGAAATCTTTTATTATTAAATTTAGCAGTAACAATTTTCACATCAGAATTAAGTTTTTTCAAAAATTCCAAATCAAAATGGTCTTCATGTTCGTGTGATATGCAAACGAAATCTAAATCCTTAATCCAAGAAAAATCTATTTCTGTGTTATCAGGAAATTGAAACCAAGTCGACGCATATGCACCTTTTTTAGTAAACCATGGATCTGTAACAATCGTTGTGTTTTTAAAAGATATTAATAAACTAGCATGACCGAGATACATTAATTTCATCAATCTATTATCAAAGTTTTTTTACCAAATTTTTTAGCATAATTTATGGTTGAAACAGAACCTGATGATTCAACTCCTCTTGGGATAAATGCCACGACATATTCTGAATGGATGGCAATCTGTTTATTACGAGCAAAAAAGTTTTTGACACTAAATGGTTTTCCGTAATTTTTTTCATTTAATGGGCAATATAAATTATGTGTCTGATGTGCTGGTGGATATTCCTCATACTGTAAACCTAACTCAAGAGCATATTTCTTAGCATAAAAATCGGCACCTTTTGGACATCCACCACTTACTATTACAGTATCTAGACCCTTTTCCTTTTTTAACTTAAAAATAAACTCTTTTATTTTTTTTCGGTTTTCGTATTTACGACTACCTACTATACCTACTTTTAAAGTATTTTCCCCCATTTACAATGCTCCGTATCGTAAAATTCACAAAACTTACAAACCTTACCTGGTTTGGCAGCGTAAGTTCTCTCTAATAAATATTTTCCTTTATCATCAAATACACCAGTTCTAAAATCTTCAAACTTTTTCATTGTCTTATTGATACTTGGAATCCCATTCGCTGGTTCAAACTTTTGTAGTCTCGTTATTGGAAAGTCAGGATTCTTTGCTATCTTTCTCTTTAGAATCAGAAACATTACATCTATCTTATCCAACGGAACATCAAATAACTCAGAATAATATTTTTTATAAAGTAATAACTGTGACTTTTTATTAAAATCTTTTTTTTGATAATCCGTCCAACCACGAGTGGCAGTTTTGAGGTCAATAATTACAACCCTACCTGATATTTTATTTCTCAAAACAACGTCTAGGTAGCCTTTCATATCAACACCGGTTTGTATTTTTTTTAGAATTGGAACCTCTACACCAATCAACTCCCAATTTTGTTTCATAAAATATTTGTTACGATACTTTCTAAAGTGTTGTAATATCGATACTCCATCTTGATAAAATTCCATCAAATCTTCTTGCGAACATGGTAAAACATTTTGACTATTTTTGATTTTTGTAAACTCAGAAATCATTTCGTCTTTTAGTTTTGTCTCCATATCTAGTTTGTCAGCTTCGACTATTGACTTGTTATACATAACTGATAAATAATCTTGAATTACAGTATGCATCGCCGTCCCAAACAAAGTGTGGATATTTCCTACAAAAGTTCCAAGTTTATCAATATAACGTAACTTCCATTTTAAGTTACAATCATTATACGTCGTAAATTGACTATGAGATATATGTGCCATTAGATAATTTCGTCAATCAATCCATATTCTAAACAAGTATTGGCATCCCACATCAAGTCGTGTTTTAATATTTCATCTAATTTCTTCATGGGTAGTTTAGTATATTTTTTATAAATGTCTTTTATTGTTTTCATCATCAAGTCAAGGTTTTTCTTTTCATCCTCAAAGTTACTATATGTTCCCCAAAAGGTGCTTGATAACTGATGAACCAACATATAGGAATTTCTACTCATATATCTCTTACTACCAACAACAGTTAAAAAAGTAGCAGCAGAGGCAGAAAAACCGTCAACATATGTTTCAACAGGCACTTGACACCTCAACATCGTATCCATTGAGGCAATCCCACTAACAATATTACCGCCACCCGAATTTATAAATATTTTAATAGATGGTGGTAAGATACCAAGAGTATTTGACAAAGTCAAGCTTTTTGCTTCCAACTCACCAATTTTTTTATTCAACTCAACACAGGCATTTCGATTTACACCTGAATAAAAATAAATTCTATTATCCTGAACCGATATGTGTTTTTCATTTGCTTCATTACCAGCTTTACGAATTGTTTTTTCTTTTTTTGTTCCCCAATGTGTATTCATTATTTACCCCATTTTCCACGGCTAACTATTGTAGCCATGATTCCATAATTACTAACATCCAAATAAGCATCTTCTAACGGTTCATCTTTGACGGCGGAGTCTCTACCTGTCATCAATAAAGTCTTTACCCTTTGTAACTTATCATTCATACGAAACCAAAGACCTGTAAGAGATAACTTTACCTCTTCTGGTGTTTGTAGTTGAGTTCCAACTGATATATTGCCAGGTCCATAATCATGTTGTTTATGTAGAAACAATTCATATTGTTCTCTTTGTAATTTTCTAAACTCTGCTGTCATAACAGGCCATTCCTTTTCCATTAAAGTAACAATGTCTTTTGATTTAAGTTCATTATCATCAGTGACATTAGACTCTAACTCTCTTTCTTTTATATTCATATAACCTCTATTTTATTATTAAATGTGATAATTGTAATATAATAATTACAACTGATAAAATCAAGCTTATTACTGTTCTTGTATCTGGTATTTCGTTTAATATTAACCAAGTTAACACTCCAAAAACTATGGTTGCCATACCAAAACCAATTGGTCGAACATACCAATAATTTCCAAAAAACTCATAATACCATCGAGTTCCATAATAAAAACATAAACTAATAGGTATCCCACCTAAGATTACCCACCAAATACTTTTTGCCCATTCGTATTTGAATTGTCCTTGCATATGAAACCAAGCAATTACGTGACCAATAAAAGAAGCAATTATTGCCATCCACAGTTTGTTCATTTAACACCCATTTTTTTAATCTCTTTATCAGTTTTACCAAATTTAGTCAACAATAATCGTAACTCATTTTTATTCATAAGTTGACAATATTCACCTGCTTGTGTTTTACTTACTTTAAAATATTCTTGAATAAATGGGACAACTTTTTCGTTAATCTTTATCTTTTTACCACTAAGATACCTAAGAAAGGTTTTTTTATTAGGAAGTAAAGAGCAGTAAAACTTATATACCGCAGAATGAGGCATCACTTCTATCGTAAGTTTTTGAAAGTGATTTACAATTGGTAAATAATCATTATTCATACTTAAATAACGATTTACCATAAACGGACTAAACTTCTTTTTATCTTCGTCTGAAAAACTATCCCAAGGTCTTTTCTTGGTAAATAGTTCATCTATCCATTTAAATAAGTTCATTAACATCCGCCAGTGGTAACATCTCTCCACAACTACCACAATTAAATACTTGAATTGGTGCTATAACCTCTTCACCAGTGGGTGATAATATGGCTGATATTTTTTTTACGACATACCCTTGGATAAAGATTTTATTACCACAAGCTTGACATGACATTGTTTCAGCATCTGATAAATCGATTTTTACTTTTGGTTTTGGAATTGGTTTTCTTGGTTTAAGACTCATTGTAGTCTCCTTAGTATATTTGATATGGTAGCCATGAAGTTAATCTCTTTATCTACGACCAACACATCCTGGTATGAACCATTTGATATGTCAACAATAATCTCTGGTAACTTCTCAACGGAAATATTCTCTACCTCATCATATAGGAAACGATACAACTCTGTGTAATCCGTAAAGTTACTATCAGCTACAAACTTACGAATAGTTCTCAAATCAACACCTTGTTTTATCATATCTAAGAACTGTAGTTTGAACTCGTTGTGTAACATTCCATCTTTGTCTATCTTTAACTGACCATCAATCGCCTGTCTCTGTAAGTCATTGATAACTTTTCTCAAGTCAGGATAACCAGCAGTTACCACGAGAGCCAAGTCATCTAAATCAAAAGAGATATTCTCTTCTTCCAAGATATACTTGGCATGAACAGCGACATCTTTCTTTGATGGTGGAATAATCTTATAGGTTTGACATCTACTCTGAATCGGGTCGATAATCTTCTCAACATAGTTACAAGTCAAGATAAATCTACAGTGAGCAGAGAAAGTCTCCATAAGATTACGAAGAGCCGGTTGGGCTGAGTTAACATTAAGATAATCAGCCTCATCCAAGATTACGATTTTGTTTGGTTTGAAACCGACAGAAGAAGCAAAGTTCTTAAGTTTATCTCTAACCAAATCGATATTCCGTTCATCCGAAGCATTAATATA